AAGTTGATATCTAAGAGAAATGGTGAGATAACAAATGGAGCTGTAATGAAGTTAATCAAGCTATGTATAATTTGGTTCTTTGTAGCAGCTATAGGTGATGCATTTACATTGCAAAGCACAATATTATTATGGGTTATAGGTGTTTTGGATGTAGTAATATGTTTTGGAACGTTATTTAGTATAATTAAAAAGTGGTTTAAAGCTAATAAAGAAGGCAAAATAATCGATGAGGATTTATAGAAATATAAGTCCTTTTTTTATGCTTAAAATTAAGCTGGTTAAAAATTAAAGGAGAGAAGGAATATTATGAAAAGAAAATCTTTCAACGTTGAAGATATTGAATTAATAAGTGTGAATGTTAAATTTACACACAATAAAACAAATGAGTTTGTAAAATATGGAATTGGTTATACATATAAAGGAGAGAAACATAATTATAATTTTATAACTGTGAAAAAGGATAATTTACTATATGACTTAGATAAATTAAAGAAATGTATTGCAGATAATGTTGTAGAGATAAATGGAAAATTTTTAACTGGGTTACAAGTTGTAGATGAAAAGATATTGAAGGGGGAAATATAAATGAATGCTATGGAAAGGGTATTAGTAAGAGCCGAAGAATTATATAAAAATAATAATTCTATAGATGAGATATACATAAAAATGGATAATATAAAAAATGATATATTGGAATTAGAATATGAAAAAAGTGATCATGAATTAAATAAGGCTAAAGCTCAAAGAAGATTTGACTATGCATCACAAATAAAAATTAATGATAAGATTATTGAGATAAATAATAAATTGATTAAATTGTTTGAAGAAGAGTTAAAGATATTAAATAATTTAATTGAAGTCAGGTATTAAAATTATGGGTATGAAATTTATACCCCCACCCTATATATTTTTTTATAGTGTACTAGATATATAGAACAATAAATATGTAAGGATGTAAAGTAAAAATACTTGACAAGATGGAGGTGAAATTAGATATGATAAATGAAAAACAATCTATGGCCATAGACCTTTTGATCGAGGGAATACATAATAAAATAGACATTGCTAAGAGTTGTGGTAAGAGCAGAACATGGTTATATGATAGTGTTATTAATAATGATGAATGCAAGGCTGAGATGAACAATCGACTACAGGAAATTAAAAATGATGGGTTGTGTCGAATAAAGTCTAATTTGGGTAGCTATATTAACAATATAATTATGATAGCAAATAGTGCTGAGTCGGATAAAATAAAACTAGATGCTAACGAGTATTTAATTAATAGAGTAATGGGTGGAATTACTACAAAGGTTGAAGATGTTAGTAATAAGAAAGATAATGATAATATTGATACTAATAAATTGCAAAATGAATTCGATAAATTTAAATTGAAGAAAGTTGAGTAGATAAAACATATCTTTTATGTTAATAATTATTCATGTATATTTTATGTATATATACGTATAAAACACCCTATATATGAATAATTATTCAAACACCTATGTATATTTATTTTACGCAGTTAGTATATTAAATGTATATAGTCTATAAATGGCTTAACAATGCGACTTGAAAGGTATATTCAATGGGCTAATAAACTCATTAACTCGTGAATAAAAGGATCGTTTGACGCAGTTCGCAATTACACTATATTAAACTCTATACATTTATGCATTGTGGTTATTATGATATGAGTATATGATATGATGCAAGTAAATATAGTTAGTTATTCATAAATAAACTTGATTTATTATATATAATTAAATAATTTATTAATTAAATAATAATTATTGTTGATGAGATGTGGAAATACCATGTCTTATTTTTATTTAACCTATTATATTACTATGCCATACAATTCGACAAAATGATTTAGGGGTGTCTTTCTTTTTTCGAGGTGGACTAATAGCCCGCCAAAGAGTCAGATAATTTTTTATAATATTTTTTAAACTTAGAATACCAGAAAGGAGGTAATAAATGATTGATAATATAGAATTTGATAATGAAGATGAACAAAACAGATATCTACTATATAAATATACTACTAAACAGCTAATATCTAGTGGATTCCCACCCGATGAAGCCGAAAATAAGGCTCAGGAAATGATATTATTACATGCCGATAATCTATTTGGTGTAAATTCTTTAGCAAGCCAACTTGGAGAAGTCTCTATTGAGTTCTTTTGTTTATATTATCTTCAAAACACATTCCTCCCAAAGCCAAATAATGCAGCTAGAATATTAGCACCAGTACATTATGAAATATGGGAACAATTAGAGGATACATTTTTAAAAGACACTACAGATAAATTAGAATTAATAATGCCTAGAGGTGCAGCAAAGACAACTGTATGTGATTTTGCTATATCTGTATGGTTACATTGCTATAAAAAATCCACATATACATTAGTTGCAGGTAAAACAGAGCAAGATGCTACAGAGTTTATAGCACAAACAAGACAAGCTTTTGAAGAAAATCCATATATAATTAAATCATTTGGTAAGTTAATAGATAGTAAGAGATATACAGTTAATAAGCTCGAATTGGAACTTTCTAACAAAACCAAAGTACAGGCAATAAGTTCTACATCTTCAATGAGAGGTAAAAAATATTCTGGAACACGTCCTTCAACCATAATTGCAGATGATTATCAGTCCAAAAGTGATTGTATTACACAAGAAGCACGTGATAAAAAATATAATACTTGGATAGAAGATAGTGGATATGCAGGAGATAAAGCAGTATATAGAAATGGTGAAAAGATAAAACAAGCTACTAAATTTATTGTACTTGGAACTATTTTACATAGGGATTGTTTTATGAGTAGATTACTTAAAAATAAAGACTATAAACATATAGTAAAGCGTGTTGTTGACTTTGATGTGGACAACTATTTCCACAGTGGGTTATGGGAAGAATTTAGATCACTTTATTTTGATGATAAGTCTAAAGATAGTGTTTCAGATGCTAAAGAATTTTACTATCAACATCAAGAAGATATGCAATATGACACTATTTGGGATGATAAATATGATTGTTTAGACCTAGCAATAGATTATTATAATAATCCTACTGCCTTTAAGCAAGAAATGATGAATGATGCTAGTAAAATAGGTGAAAAGTGGTTTAAATCTAATAGAATTATACCTAAAGAAGAAGTTGAGAGCCATAATTTCACTAAAACTGGTTTATTCATTGACCCTGCAAGTACATCAAATAAAAGGTCAGATAGTTTTGCATTTATAGTTGGTAGTTTAGCAGATAATGGATTTAAATATGTTCGTAAGGGAGAACTAATTAAATATGATGCTAGAACAGAAGTAGATAAATATATAGACCATGTTATTAAATTATTAAAAGACTATAAAGAGATAACATATATATATTTGGAAAAAAATACATTCAATGGTGTAGATGCTAATTTAATTCAGAAAAAAATACAAAATGATATTGAATTATGCAAAAGAAATATTACTATAGACAATCCAAGCCAACGGAAAAATAAAGATGATAAAATTGCTACAATAGTTCCAGAAATAAATAATGGTAGGATAATATTTTGTAAAGAAGAGGTCAATGAAGATTGTATATCAGAATTAATGGAATTTGCAGGACAATCATATTCAATGCATGATGATTTTACAGACGTATTATCTGAGTTTGCAAATAGAATTGATGATATATACATAGTACCAAAAGTAAGAATACTCGACCGAAGTTTATTTGGTCTTTAATTAGAAAAGGAAGTGATAAATATTGATAAATAGTGATTTATTAACGAAATGTTATAACGATTATCTATTAAATAAAACTAATTACCAAAAAATGCAAGATTACTATGATGGTAATACGGATGCTATGAAAAATTATCAGATGATTAATAATAGAGCAAATTATAAAGTTCCATATAACTTTATTCAGAAGTTTATTTTACAGGAATCTTCATATGTATGTGGTAACAAAATTACTTATACATCTAATAGTAATAATAGTACAATTACTGATGCTATTAGAAATAATATAAGGCACTGGAAAGAGACTCACGATAAAGAATGGCTTAAACAAGCATTATTATTTAAAGAATCCTACGAATTGCATTTTATAAATGGCGATGGATTATTTAGCAGTATAATTTGTACACCACTAGATAGTTATATTTTACAAGATGATTTTGGAAATATAGAATTATTTATTAGATTTTTTAAGAAAAAGTTTGATGACGTTACATTATATGCGGATG